ACAACTCTAACGTAGAAGACCCAACTACATGGCAGGCCATCAATTATGTTGGCGTGGTATCTGATGCTGACCCTTTAATTGCTATTGGTCGGACAATTAACTACATTGTTACCTTTGGCTCCCATCATATTGAGTTCTTTTATGATGCAGGAGTTTCACCAGGTAGCCCATTCTTACCATATCAAAATGCTGTAATTCAGTTTGGTGCCGCCGCAGAAGACTCTTTAGTACAGATGGACAATACTCTAGTTTGGATGTCTAGTGCTAAACAAAAGGGCTATCAAGTAATGGCTATGGCTGGTCAGACTCCACAGGTCATCTCCAACCAATATATAGAACGCATTTTAAACCGTTGTGACCCTGAGTATGCGTATGCCTTTAGTATCAAGATTTCAGGTCACTCATTGTACGTATTAACCCTGAGAGACTTAGGGTATACCCTAGTATATGACTTTGCTCAAAATGGTTGGACATATTGGTCTTCTATGGAGAATAACCAAGAGACATACTTCCTTGGTCAGTTCTATGCCAAATTTGGTACTTTAGACCTTCTACAACACGTCAATTCAGGAGTTATCTATCAGTTTGACCCTAACACCTACCAAGACTATGGAAACCCTATAAACGTGCTTGCACGGACTCCATTGGTCGACGGTGGTACTAACCTACGTAAGTTTTGGAGAAGCGTCCAAATCGTTGGAGATAAGGTCGATTCCTATGCTCTAGTACGGTATACCTCAGACGATTATCAGACATATTCTGCGTGGCAGAACGTCAACCTCAATACCTCTAAATCCCAAGTCAACAGACTAGGTCAGGGTCGTAGACGCTCATTTGACTTATTACACCAAGATAATGTACCCTTAAGACTCGAATACTTTGAGGTAGACGTTGAATCGGGGGATACGTGATATTTCAACAAAAACCATTGTCTGATTCTTATACGCATCGAGAAACAAAAGGTTTTGTAAAACTAGCCGAAAACCTTGACATATCAGATATAATTAAAGAAGTTAAAGAAAATACTGATTTATGGGATATACACCCATTTAGAAGGATTGCACCAAATAGCCCTCATGCCGAAATGACTGACATTTGGATTAGAGCTAATACATTAGATAGCGTCGGAAAAAATTGGGCTGATATACATTATCCAGTTTGGTACGATGCAGCAAACAAATTGCCATCTGTTAAAGAATTTTGTTCAGATTTAATGTATTGGCTAAAAGGTGAATCTTTGGGTCATGTAATGATTACCAAGATACCGCCTGGCGGAAAGATAGGTAGACATAAAGATTTGGCTTGGCACGCTCAATTCTTTGATAAGTTTTATTTACAGCTACAAGCAAAAGATGGTCAAACATTTAGTACTGATGACCATGAGTTCACGTCAAAAGTGGGCGACTTGTACTGGTTAAACAATCAAAGAGACCATTGGGTCGTTAATGACAGCGATGTTGATAGAATGACTTTAATTGTTTGTGTAAAGATAGAACATGATTGATTTGCAAATACAGCATTTTTTTAGTGGGGGTACATACGCAAAACGTATGATATTCCCAAAAGGTTGCATCATTCCTTCGCACAAACACGTATTTGACCACATCAGTATTTTAGCCCAAGGAAAAGCAATAGTTACCGTAGGTGAAGAATCAAATACTTATGAAGCACCAACAGTAATAGAAATAAAAAAGAACGAAGTACATACCGTAACTGCATTAGAAGAATGTCATTGGTATTGTATTCACGCAACAGAAATCACCAATCCAAAAGAGATTGATGAAACTTTGATTATGGAGAAACAAAATGCCATTTGATGCAGTCGCAGCATTTGTTGCAGATGTAGCAGCACCCGCAGTAGAGGATATTTTAGGCTCTACTTTTTCTGCGGAGGCTTTTTCTTTAGCTTCCACAGACGTTGCAGCACAAGCAGCCGCTGGAGCAATTACTGCGGCAGATGCTATCTCTGCAGGTGCAACCGCTTCTGATTTAATAAATGCCGGCCTTAGCACGTCTGATTTACTTTCTTCTGGTGTACCTGTATCACAACTCCTATCCTCTGGAGTAGATGCAACATCTTTAGCCGCAGCAGGTGCTCCGCTCGGTGATTTAGTTGCGGCAGGTGCTTCTCCTCAAGCATTGTTATCTGCTGGATATAGCGTCCCTAATTTAATACAAGCGGGTGCTAGTACTGGAAGTTTATTGAATGCGGGTATCGACGCTGGAACTCTTTTACAATCTGGTGTACCGGCTTCATCTTTACTCCAATCGGGTGTAAATGCTAGTCAATTAGCACAGTTAGGAGTTAGTGCGGGTGAGTTGTCTTCTGCAGGTGCAAATGCTGCTCAATTAACTGGTGCTACTCCATATCTTGAACAAGCAGCCGCAGGTGGTACTGGCTTAACATCGGGTGCAACAGGTGCCGCAGGTGGAATCAATTTACCTTCTGTATCTGCGCTTGAGTCACAGGCTGGACTTGGAGTTGGAACAGCAGGTGCAGGAGGTGGAACTGGTGCGTTAAGTCAATTACTAGGTGGTGCAAGTACTGCATCTCAAATTACTGGTGGATTAGGTGCTTTATCTAAACTGGCTGGTGGTGCAGCACAAATTGCTGGTGGTACACAACTTCTTAGTGGTGGTGCAAAAGTTAACCCTCAACAAGCAGCCCCATTCTCACAATATCAACCACAACTAGCAGCACAATTATTTAATTTGTTGCAAAACCCAAGCACAATTACTTCTACTCCAGGTTATCAGTTTAACTTGCAACAAGGATTACAGGCTCAACAGGCTCAACAAGCCGCACAAGGTCGTTTGGTATCGGGCGGTGCTTTAGAACAAGCTCAAGCATTTGGTCAGCAATATGCTACAAGTCAACTTGCTAATCAACAAAACTTATTGGCAAGCGTTACTGGTGCAGCTTATAACCCTGCTACCGCAGCCGCAGCACAACAACAGATTGGTGCAACTAACGTAGGCTCAACACTAGGTGGATTGTCAGCAATTGCAAGTGGTGCTGGAGGTGTATTAAATCCTTTAGCAACCTTGTATGCTAACTATAACTCTGGCTCACCTTCAATAACATAGGACACTAATATGGCATCTCCATTAGAAATGTTACAACTTGGTCAATCTTTTGACCCCTATGGTTCTTTCCGCAAAGGTGGAATGGAAGGCCAACAATATGATGTTGAACAACAAAAATTAGATATTCAACAAGCAGGTTTAGCACAACAACAAAAAGAAATTGCTGCAGAACAAAAACAACCTATGGGGTTGGATAAACAGGCTATGTTAGCCGTTCCTAAAAATTGGAATTTGAATACACCTGATGGTTTGCCATCCGTTGCTGGTGAAATTAACACCAAAATGGTTGATGCAAAAAATAATCAATTGCAAGGTCAAAAGATTATGAATCAGGCGAAATATGCTACTGATTACAAAGAAAAGAAAGATTTATTTGATACTGGCAGACGATTATTTGATGAAGGCACAAGACTTCAAAAAGAAGCCAGAGACGACACCAAAAAAACTGTGAGTGGATTGTTCATGGGTTTAGGCACTGCACAAACCCCACAGGAATGGGATACTGCATTAAAAACATACCAAGATTCAGGCATTCCTTTACCAGAGGGATTTCCTATTGAGTACAGTTCAGATAACCAAAAAAAGGTTATTGCAATTGCCAAAGCTAAAGACCCACAAATAGCCTCAAAGATTGAAGCTGATAATCGTGCATCCGAACGTGAAAGAGAAGAGTCTTCTTTGCGTAAGATGAAACTACGAAAAGGTATTGCGTCTGAGCAAAACGGTGCAACCCCATCTAAAACATATGACACATTAGAAGAGAAAGTTGCAGACCCTAATTATGGTGTAGCTAAGGGTAAGATTCCAGCAAAAGAACAAACTATTGCACGGCGTATTAACTTGGATGCTAAAGAGGTTGTTACGGGCGTTGACCAAGTTATGACTCTAACCAACGGTGGAATGCGTGATACAACTGGTACTACATTTGCTAACGTTAAAGATAGTGGCTTGTTGACAGCGCCAGCTAAATTTTTTACAAACAAAATCTCTGACAAAGATTCACAGATGTATGATGCAATGATGTATCCCCTTGTTAAAGGTATTGCCTTATATTCAAATCCTGATTATCGACCAACTGAGGCAGATGTTAAAAATGCCATGATTTCTTATAAAGCTCAGTCCGGACAACCGCAATCAGTCCAATTGGAAAAAATGGCTGAACTGAAAAAGAACTTTTTAGCTGCATCTGAATCATTTTTAGATTCTAATATTCTTAATCCTCAACAAGCCAATTCTCTTAAACAGCAAATCAGGGCTATGGAAAAAGCCATTCCTTGGAATGTTAACGATGTAGTTGGATTTACACGTCAAAAAGACTATAAAAACTTTAAAGAGTATCTTGCCGCTAAAGGTGAGTTGCCTGAAGATAAAGCAGATAGTAAAAAGTCTGAAACAAAACCAACACCTACCGCAGAAGATATTGCATTAGCAAAAACCAGTCCTGAATTGGCTGCTAAATTCGAGGCTCACTTTGGGGTAAAACCATAATGGCTGATTTACCAGCTTGGGCTAAAGATTCTCCACCTGCACCCAAAGAATTACCATCTTGGGCGCAAGATGTCAAAAAAGAAGAGCCAACTGAACCTAAACAAAAATTAGGTGATGTAATTGGTCTTGGTAAACAACAAGAAGAACAAATGCGAGAGTTCACCAAAGAGTTAACTACTCGTGACCCATCTAAAGCTGGAAAGATGACAGGTCAAGAAATGCTAGACAAAGCAGTATCCGGTGCTAAAACTGGTGCTGCAGTTGGTGCTGGTGTCGGATTGTTGGGTGGCCCAGAGGGTGCGTTAGCTGGTGGTGCTATGGGCGGTTTGGTTGGATTTACTGGCGGTGGCATGAGTGCTATTGCTCAACAATTAGGATATGGCGAGAAGACTCAACAATTAGCCGATATGGTTGGTTCAGGACTTGTTCCCGCACAAACTGGTATTAAGTTTATTGCAGAGTCAAAATTAGCCCAACAAGCCGGTGGAATGTTAGATTCCGCAGCTAAAGCCATTTTTCATAAATATGGTTTAGTTAGCAAAATTGCAGATAAGTTAACTCCTGAAGCAAGAATATCAGGAACTGCCGCAGAGCAAGCTCTTGGTGAAAAAGCGATTACTGCAGGTGCTACAACTGAAGCTCGTGATGCTTTTAAGGCTGAAATAGAGGCTACTCATGGACAAGGCACAACCGTAAATACTTTGTATGAAAAAGCAAAGGGTGCTTATGATGAAGCATTGTCTAAGGCTACTCCCGAAATGTTGCAATCTGAATTTGAAAAGATTGGTAAAAATCTACCTGCAGGTTCTCGCGCATCATCATTAGAAAAGATTAAGAAGTTTTTTGTTGATGAAAAGGGCAATCCCTTAGATGGCAATGCCGTAATCAACAACATTAAATCTGACGAATTTAAATTATTAAGTGCAAAAGAACAACAAGAAGTCCGTAATGCTGTAAATGACTTTATTCCAGGTCGTGCAGAAGAGGTTGCTCGTAAGGCCGCTGAAAAAGAGTTTGTTGCAAGAGCAAAAGATACTTTGCCTGAATTGTTCAAAACTAACAATTACAAGATTATCAATCAGCAAATGGGTAACTTTGCCAAAGATGAAGCTGGTCAAAAAATATTCAAACAAGAGTTGGCTTATTATCTTAAAGGTCGTCCTGTAGAACAAGCTAAGAGTTTATGGGCTAATATTGCCCCTCAAGTTAAGCAAACCTTAATCAAAGACCCAGAGCAATTCCAAAAGATTAGTGATGTTATTAACAATGCTAAAACTGGTAAAGATGTTTCAAGAGCAGTAAATTTAATGTTAAAAGCTGGTTATATGTCAGCCATAGCCGAGGAGAATAAATAATGCCTTTAAAATCTGGTAAATCTAAAGAGACTATTTCTAAAAATATTAAGACTGAAATGAAATCTGGTAAGCCACAGAAACAAGCTGTAGCTATTGCCCTTAGCAAAAGCAGAGAATCAAAGAAAAAGAAAAAATAATGGCACATAAGCAAGAATCCTGCAAACGTGGTCACCTTATGGATGAACATAGAAAGTTTCAGCCTAATGGTGATTCATATTGTGGTGCTTGCAAAACACTAAGGCACGAAGCATTTAGAAAATCTAATCCACAAAAAGTTGCTCTATACTATAAACGTTCAAAAATAAGAAAAACTTACGGATTAGAGCCAAAAGAGTACGATAAACTTTTAATTAAACAAAATTATGGTTGTGCAATTTGTGGTGAAAAACCAAAGACAAAAAGCCTTCATGTAGACCATTGCCATACAACAGGAGTTGTTCGTGGATTACTTTGTCATGGTTGTAACACCGCAATAGGACTATTAAAAGAAAACAAAGATGTTATGAAAAAAGCCATTAAATATTTGGAAAGAAACAAGTAATGTTTATTCTGCTTATTGACCCTGCTGGTGCTTTAGTTGACTTTGGTGTTCGCTGTATGGCGGAAGGACACACCGTAAAGCAATATATTCGCCCACATGGTCAAGAGCGTTCTAAGATTGGTAAAGGCATTATTGACCAAGTCTTGAACTGGGAACTGTACATTAAACAAGCAGATTTAATTGTTTTGTCAGATAACGCATTTGAGATGCGTAAATTGGAGAAATACCACGAAGAAGGTTATCCAATTATTGGGACAAACGAATTAGGTGCCAAGATGGAACTAGACCGTGATTATGGTCAAGAGATTATGCGTAAGGGCGGATTAGCAGTAGTTCCTTCCTTTGAGTTCCATGACTACAACTCTGCAATAGACTTTGTTAAGGCTAACCCTAAGCGGTATGTCTCCAAGCCATCTGGTGATGCTGACAAAGCCCTATCTTATGTTTCCAAGTCTCCTGCTGATATGGTATTTATGTTACAGCGTTGGAAGGCAAATGGTAAACAACGGGACTTTATCCTCCAAGAGTTTGTGCCAGGTATTGAATTTGGTGTAGGTGCTTGGATTGGGCCTAACGGATTTAACAAGAACGTTGCAGAAGGCTTTGAGCACAAGAAGCTGATGTCTGGCAACTATGGTTGTAATACCGGCGAACAAGGTACGGTTCTCAAATACATGACCGAATCAAACCTGTTCAATGACACCTTAAAACGCTTTGAAGATTATCTTTGCTATATCGGTCATACGGGCTTTGTAGACCTAGCCTTCATTATTGATGACAAAGGCGAACCACGCCCCCTGGAATGGACTATGCGTAAAGGGTGGCCTTTCTTTAACATTCAACAAGCCGTCCATAAAGGCTCTGTTGTCGATTGGATGGTGGACTTAATCAATGGCAAAGATTCTCTCAAAGTTAGCTACGATGTTGCTACTGGTATCGTTATCCCTATTGGGGATTACCCTAGGTCTAAAACTACTGGGCGTGACCATACTGGATTTCCTATCTATGGTTTACCCGACCACCTTTCAAAAGATTTTGCCCTATGTGAGGTAATGGTTGGGAATGCCCCTCAGAACGACGAGAACGGCATTGTAGAGCGTCCAAGCCTAGTGACGGCAGGTGACTATGTACTCGTGGCAAACGGCGTAGGAAAGACCGTTAAACAAGCCTGTGAGCGTGCCTACAAAAATGTCAAGAAAATTGAGATTCCTGACTGTATTAACGTACGGGATGATATTGGTGAGGGTATGGAAGAGGCTATTCCTGCCCTACAGAAGTATGGATATGCCGAAAACTGGTGTTATGAAGAGTCAGACGACGAATAATGGCAAAGTTAGCACCTCCACCTCCTACTAACCAAGACGTATCGTCTAGACAGTTTCGTGATTGGTTTTATAGCGTTTTCCAATTTATTAACCAACAAACTGGTACTTTGGGAACGATGGCATATGAAAATGCCAATTCTGTAGCCATTACAGGCGGTGCTATAGGTGGTGTGGGTATTTCAGGCTCTACAGTAGACAGTACACCAATTGGCTCTGCTAACCCTTCTACAGGTAAATTTACTAGCCTACAAGCCACAGGAACCACAATCCTCGATTCGTTAACTGGTTACCTTAAAGGTACTACTGGAACCGTAAGTGCAGTAGCTACCATCCCTTATTCAGACATATCAGGTAAACCAACACTTGGGACTATGGCGTCTCAAAATGCTAATAGCGTAGCAATTACAGGTGGAACCATTAGCGGAGTCGCTATTACAGGTTCAACCATA